GCCGTCAAACGAACCCCCGTCGGCGGTAGCGGTGCCTGGCGCATGGTCACGCCCTCAATATTCTCATGGTCAAAATAAACAAAATACGTCGCCCGGTTATATGTCCCCTGCGCGCCCATCATTTCAAAAATCAACTTAAACTTACCATTCCCGGAAGCAATGCACCGCCCGCCCGCGAAATCAAATACCTGCACATCATCAAAAAATTCCAGCGGCGCAAACGTTCCCGAAACCGCCCTGTCCGGGCTCAACACATTATCGCCACCGCCGCCCTGCGAAAGCATATACCGGTGCGGATTTAACAAACACATCGGGCTGCCATTTTCCAGGCGCTCGATACACCACAAATACGCGCCCCCTGAATCCGTGAAATTTACGTCAAACTGAAACTCAGTCCCGGAAAAATGCCACGGGTCCCCACTGCTGCCGCTGCCGCCGGTACGATTCAGAATCGTCAACCCCGCCACCTGCGGCTTCACCGTATTCGCTGGTTTGTAAATCCGCCCCACATCCAGCGACTCCCACGGCGGCAGCTCGAAATACACATGCATCCGTGAACTGCTGCTGATTTCCCGAAACGTTTTATCCGCGCCATCCTTTTCCCGTGCCGAAATCCTGAAATAATACGTACCCGCCCGGAAGCCGTCCCAATAAAACACCTCATTTTGAAAATCCTCCCAGCTGGTAAACGGCCCGGAAAAAAACTGCGTACTGCAGTTGCGATACCAGTCCAGATGCACCTCTCCGGCAAACTCCCAGTCGTCCGATTGATACTTCTCCGGCACCCAATACCGCCAACTAAATTCGCCACTATTACACACCACCGGATCCGACCACGTGCCCGCGCCCCGACTAATCGCATTCATCCCAATCGGCTCCGCGTACATCCCGAAAAGCACCGCCGGCAGTAAAAAAATAACCCATAAATAAACTTTTTTCATCAGACACCCCGCATTAGTTAACCCTAATAAATACAACACATAAAGCCCCACGCCCCCTAATAATGCAACCATTATACCGAAAAAAAATGCACTTTTTTTGCCTGACCCGTAAAAAAGCCTTGACTTTTATAATGTAATATGTTATATTCTACTAACGACACAGACAAGAACCCAACTCGGAGAGAGAAAATGAAAACAATGCTAGCAAAAACAAAATCAGGAAAAGAACTTGAAGTTGAAGTCAAATTTGGCGTGAACGGGATTTACGGCGTAATAAATAACATACATAACGTAACATTTGAAACGATAACCGGTCGAAGCTGTATCGCACTAACACCGGAAATTATTAAGGCTGTAATGAATGTCGAAACCAGTATTAAAAGACCGGTTATAGCATTAACTGAAGATTGGGAGCCTATCGAAGCGGCATGGAAAGTAGAACAAAAAGAATTAGCAATGGCTGGGAAAATTGTTGGTTATACGTACAAACGCGGATGTGATGCAGCAGACACGAACTTGTTTGAATATGATTTTGATGATAAACTGATTTCGTGGAAAGCACAATGTGAACGTATTGAAGCTGATGAAAAAATGGCGACAATTTTAGCTTCCAAAGAAATATCAGAAATCGCTGAAAAAGTTGGGGCGGAAGAACTTGATGCAGACGGCATGAGTTATTTCGGTTATAAGTTTGATTCTAACACTGTAACTAATTTGCTGGAAGCCATGAACGAAAAATTAGGCGTTATAAGCAAAAAACAGGATGCTAAAAACGAAGCTGAAAAAGCCGAATATGATGCTAAATTCGCAGAAGCAAAAGAAACAGGCAAACCTGTAAAATTAGAAAGTTACACAGTTGATTGTAACGATTCTTATAGAGACTGTTCTTGTGACAACATTGTAACAATGGCAATGCCGGACGGCACAACAAAAACAAACAGAATCCACTGTTATTAAAAAAACCAGCCCCGCTTCGGCGGGGCATCGCCTGAATCTATCGACCTTGAAGAATAAACCATAACCGGCCCCGTCAAACCGGCGGGGCTGAATCTAAATTTTTTGTGGAGGAGAAATAATGCCATCCCGCTCCGTATACATCCCGGACGACTTACTCAAAAAATGGGACGCCGTAAAAGATAAATCCGGACTCGTCAAAAACGCCATCACCGGTGCCACCGACGGCATCCACCTGACGGGCGTCCCCGAGCACATTATCGAGGCCCTGCAGGCCCACGCCAAAGCGCGCGGCCTCAGCCTGGAAGCGCTCCTCATCGATGAAGCCGTGAGCAACCTTTACGGCGCCCTGGTCAAGTGCCCAAAATGCAACTGGCCCCTCATCGACGAACGCGAAATTCCCGACGATGGGGCCGGCGAAATCACCTGCCAGAACTGCGGCACAGTTTCAACATTAGAACTGTAAAGTTGTGCCCCAATTCCCCCTTTGAAGGGGGTGGCTCCACCGCAGGTGGAGACGGGGGATGTTTCTTCCCGGTTATCCCAAAACTCCCCCGGAGTGCATTGCCTTTATGCAATGCGATTCACAAACCCCGGGAATGCCGACCTCCGTGTCGGCGCTTCTGTTTTTTTTCTTATCCAAAAAAAGGAACCACCATGAACCTACTATTTTTCGACACCGAAACCACCGGCCTCCCAAAGGATTTCAACGCGCCAATCACCGACACTGACAATTGGCCCCGCCTGGTACAGCTCGCGTGGATCCTCACCGACGAAACCGGCAAAGAACTACAGCGCCGTAACGACATCGCCAAGCCGGAAGACTTCGAAATCCCGGCGGAAGTCACCGCCGTTCATGGCATCACAACCCATCGGGCACAAGTAAATGGCATCTCGCTAGGCTGGATGCTCGACCACTTTGAGGCATCCGCTCAAATATCCGGGGCCCTGGTGGCCCACAACATCACCTTTGACCTGAACATCATTGGCGCCGAGCTGGTCCGCAAAGGCATGTTTCGGCCCCATGAAAAAACCAAAACCATTTGCACCATGAACTCCGGAGTAGAGTTATGTAAACTTACAGGTAGGTACGGCAAATACAAACGCCCTCGCCTGGCCGAACTCCATGAGTTTTTATTTGGGGAAAATTTCGACAACGCCCACAACGCCATGGCCGATACCGAAGCCATGAAGCGCTGCTTCTTCGAAATGGTCAAGCGTGGTGTCATCAAAATATAATGCGCCCACCTGGGAATGCCGATCTCCGCATCGGCAGTTTATCTTATCTTTTATCTCTTATCTTTAACTCCACCACCCGAACCCAAAACAAAAAAACGGCCCTCTGCTGGCACTAAACGCCAACCAGGGCCGTTCCATCATGGGAAAAATTTAATCCCCGTGCTATTCTTTTACCACACCCGCATCATGCTTACCAAACTTAAAACCCACGACCTTGCCATCACTACCAAGCACCTTAGTACCCAGCACAATCCCGAGCAATACCAACACATTCGCCGGGATGTCCAGCAGCTTTTTTTGGACAATACAAAGCACCATCCAGGTCAATACCACCAGAAACGTCACGCCAACCATTATCAGCCGTCCCGATGATAGGGTACCATCAAAAAATCCACGCATCTTTTACCCCGCAATCTTCTGCCGTTTCGCAATCACCAAATTTTTGAAAGCGAAAAACGAAACCAGCAACACCACCGCCATCACCGCCGCCAAAGAACCATCACCCACCAGCGCCGCCATTCCGCAACTCACCACAATCACCAGCATCAGCCCGATAACCGCCACCATCGGCTTCAGCATCAGCCGCGGCCGAATCTGACCCGGGTGTTTCACGTACAGCGCAAGCCAGCCCAGCATATAACCACCCAGCAGCATCATCAGCGCATAAATTAATCCGTATACCATGTTTTACCCCTTCACCGTTAGAGTTATCACCGCCACCGGCACCTCATCCGCCGGCGCCGTCACCGTTACCGTGTCATCATTCCAGGTCACATCCGCCTCCTTGCCCGTTTCGCCCTGCACCGTATCCGGTACCAGCGTCAAGTCATGGGTTCCCGCCTTCAGCGTTGTGAAATCAACCTCCAGAAGCAGGTATCCACCCACCGCCACGCCATTATCCGCATTCGTATAACCCAGCATCAGGTTACCCTGAAGACCATTCACCAGCGCCGCATTCTCATGCGCGAAAACACCCTGTTTCCGGATGTCACCCACCTGCAAAGCCGCCGGGTCATACCGCAACCGAAAGCCCACCGTCTTCAGCGGCAGCTTATCCAACTGCAACCGGACCTCCACCGTAACCGTCTGTCCAATCGAAAAACTATTCATTTTTTGCCATCCCAAAAAGTGAGTCAAATTCCACTTGGTCCCACACGTCAACATCCCCGTCAGCATCAAAATCAAATTCCGGATTGTAGCGCGTTGACTGCGTCGTCGTCCCAAAAGCCACGTCAAACGCCGCCTGGTCAAACACCCCGATAATCCCGTCATGGTCCGCGTCACCAGTCACGAATAGCTCAAACGCGTAAGCCGCACCCGTGCTCAGCTCAACCACGCATTCGCCACCATACGCCATCACCCTCGGCAAACGCACCAAAACCGTATCACCCGGCGCCCCCAGAATATCCGCGAACAGCTTCCCGTTAATGTACACCGAAGCCGACCCATTTTCCGGCACATAAAACTCCAGAGTATTTTTCTCATAACTGACCGCGAAAATATCCCGCGAAATGATGGATGAAAACCCGCTTTCGTCCCCGGAAAAATTAAAAGCCGTCACCGCGAAATGCGACAACAGATTCAGGCTGTCCGGAATTTCCCAGCGCCCCGAATCCTTGGCGGCGCTACCCACCGGTTTCAGCGCTTCCGATCCGCTTCCGGCATACAGTTTGTACCCGGCCAGATCCGCTTCAACATTCGAATTCCATTCCACAAAAATTCCCGCGCCAGCCGTGCTGAAAAAAAATAAAATAAAAATTGGAATCCATAATTTTTTCATAACTGTTCCTATGAATTTTTTTTCAATTCTTCCAGAATGGTTTCGATTCGCCCCAGCCGCCCCTCAACCAGATTCCAAAGTTTGTTATGCGAAACTTCCAGGGCATGAAGAACCTTTCCCAGCGCATCAAAAGATTTTTCCAATCCCTCAACCCGGACCGTCACCTTGATAAGCTCGTCGCACGGACAATCATGCGCCTTCCTTTTGCGTAACCCGTCGTTCACGTATGCGCCCAGGAATAAACAAACCACACTCGACAGCACCGTAATCATAATCATTGTCGCATCCATTCACGAATTTCCCCTAATTCCAATGTAAGTACAATAAACTAAGTCAATTACAATGCAAGACATACATTGTTCAATAATTGTGCCAGCCACCAGACCAACCGGACCGCCGCGGCAATACATCCCGGCACACCACCATCACCCCCCACCCGCACCTGATATGCCTACGCGCGCGTTATACGCAAAATTGCCGAAAAATTGCCGCAAATTGCCGCTAAATTGCCGCTTAAAATTACCGGCAATTACCCGTAATTACCGCCCTCAAGAAACCCTTTAAATATTAACATTAGTCAGCTAATGTTAATATTATTAAATCCCCCTTTGAAGGGGGTGGTTTTGCCACCGGCAAAAGTGGGGGATGTTTCTTGCCAAGTCACCCGGGAACGCCGATCTCCGCATCGGCGCATATCTTTTTCTTTTTCTCGGCAGCTCTTATCTTTTTCTTTTTAATCTAATCCACCCAACCGTGGAGTTTTGCGCTCTTTGCAAAAACTCCGAGTTTAATGGCAAGTGTTTTTCTTGCCGTTAAACCGCGCACCTCACAAACTTCAACGCCACCACCGAATTCACCGGATAACCACCCATCCGCAAGTTCTCCTCAATCTCATCCGTTAGCAACTGCCCCGTAAAATACGTCCCCGGTGTTTCGGCATACCTGTAATACACCGATATTGGGGCCGGATGCCCATAACCATCCACCCACCCGGCCAGCGTATCCAGCTTCGCATTCGTCAGATCCGCGTTATGAATGCGGATATTTGCCAGCGCCGTTTCGGTCGCCTCTTTGGGGCTGTAATACATTCCCACCTTACCCGTCTGCTTCACATACGAATCCGAGCCCCGGCTCCAGTTCCAATCCACATACTGAACCTCATTCTCATCAAAATCCAGCGTAGTCGCCCCGTTCACCACTCGTAAACAAACCATATCAAATCCTTTTTAAAATTCCCCCTTTGAAGGGGGTGCCCCTGCCAACGGCAGAGGTGGGGGATGTTCTTTATCTCTTTTCAAACACCTCAACCCGTCAGAAATGGGGGACGTTTTTCTTTTCCCCAATAATTCGTGTCATGTCGAGCGTAGTCGAGACACGACACCGCTTTGCAACCTTACACCCCGACAATCGCTCCGCGTAAGGTTCGACCGCACTTCCGAAACGCCCCCATGCTGGGATAACTACCCCTCCAGGCAGCAAACAGTCCCTTCATGCAATCTGACGTTGCAATCTGTGGGGCTTGTACCGTCCGTCCGGCTCTATCTCTTTTCCAGCACCTCGCCCCCTCCCATTCCACCTTTGAAGGGGGTGGCTCCACCCTTGGTGGAGACGGGGGATGTTCTTTATCTCTTTTCTGACTCCGTACGGGCAGATTCCATATCTGCCCCCTTCTTTTCTTTAAAAACTCCTTAAGGCAAGGGCTCCTCTTGCCGGCCTATTCAGACGCCCACGCCCCATTCTCATTCTCCAGCCACTGCCCGAAAACCCCCGTCAAATGCACCCGACTCCGCGACACCAGCGTATACCCCACCCGTGTAATCGGAATCTTCGTCAACGTCCGCGTCGGACTCCCCACGTTTACCGTCATCAAATCCCCGAACTCCGCCATCAAATCCTGCATTTCCGCTTCCAGACTGATTTCAAAAATTCCAAACGCAAAAATCGAATACAGCCGGTTCTGCAGCCGCGCCACCGTCATCGAATCACTCAGGCTCCACTCCAGCGCCCCCACCGACCACGCACTCGGCCGCGCGAACAAAACCCCGTCAGCCGTAAAGGCAAAATTTCCGTCAGCGCTTAGATTTGTTCCGGCCTGATATAATGGCGAATCCGCATCCTTAATATTAAAATCCTCCGAACCACTGGCCACACTCACAAAACAATTCGCCGCCGTTTTACTGTCCTGGCTATTTGACCCCGGCGCAGTCGTATCCCCGCCGACATTGTAATCGCTATCCGCATGAAACGTCCCCGCGAACGCCGCCGTGCTTTGCCCCACACACACATTGTTTTTCGCGTAAACCGTTCCCGAATATTGCCGAATACCGGTCGCCCCGTCAAACACCGTGTTATTGTAAACATACGCCGCCACCACGGAAGCAATATTAATCCCGTAACCCGTATCGACGTAAACAATATTATTCACCACCGTCACCGTTATCGCGGAATCATCCAGCTTAATCCCCAACCCGTCAGCCGAACCTTCCCCGTAAATAATGCACGAATCAATCCGGATGTCCGGGTCAGCGATTGCCCCCACGCCATACACATTTATCGCCTGGCAGGCCCCGGTCGCACTGCCCGAGTTGAACTGCAGCCCCCGGATCCGGATATGCGCTTCCTGAACCGTAAATATATTCGACAGCGCGCCGGTATAGTCAATCGTAAACCCCGAACCCAGCGAGGCGTCATGCCATTCTGTTTCCATCGCGTGAATATCGACATAATACGCCGGATTAGTGGCAAACGAATTAATCACCACCCCGCTGTCCATCACCGCATCGTCATAACATTCCAGTTCGTGATACACACCGGCCACCTGCAGGTTTTTCCCTTCCGTCGCTTCCCACACCCGGAAATCAGAATAATCCCGCCCCACCGCCGTTCCAATCGTTACCGTTTCAACCGCCATATGCCACCACCCCCTTACCCGGATTCACAAAAAACCGATTCGGTAGCGGTATTTGCGGCCGTTCCGCCACCTCCGCCAACGTCATTTCCGGATCCAAACCGAACCGCAACAAATAATTCCCCGCCGACCGCCGCCCCTGCTTCACCAAATCCACGATCCGCGTTTCCAGCCCCAGCGTCTTACCATGCTTCTTCCAATCAATCGTCCAGCGCCTCTCAAACCCCTTACCATCCACCCGCTTCAGACATTTCATATCTCTGATTCCCCCTTTGAAGGGGGTGCCTCCACGCAGTGGAGGTGGGGGATGTTCTTCCGTCTCCCCAAATTCCCCGTCAGGTACCCACACCGTCAACACCCGCGACAACTCCCGCCGCCCCCAGGGCCACGTTTCCATCACACTCTTCCCGTCAGAAAACCCATGCGTCCCCAACAGCTCCAGCGGCATCGATTCCTTCAGCTCCCCCTCAAGCACATCCCGCGCCACACTCCGCAGCTTCATCTTTGGCACATCGTGATAACTCACCCCGCGTGGCGCTTTGGCCGTCATGGCCCGTGCCGTAACTCCACACGCCGCAATCTTTTTCCGGAACACAGCCCCGTTAGGTTGCCGCACCGTCATCGTCCGGTCGAAATATTTATCATACAACCGTGGCGAAAAAGGCATCATCATCCCCGACGTCCCGCGCAACAGCATGTCCGCCCAGGTATAAAAGATATCATCCTCATCCTTCACCGCCAGAATATCCCCCACCTGACGCGCATTTTCCGGACTCTTACTATACCCCGGATTTATCACCACCGCAAATTCCGCCATTATCTATTCCCCTCCTGGGAATGCCGGAGGCGAACGCTCTCTGTTCGCCCCGTATCGGCAGTTTTGTCTTTTCTTTATCTTTCCCCATTCCCCCTTTGAAGGGGGTGGTTTTGCCACCGGCAAAAGCAGGGGATGTCGTCATCATTATTCATCTAATGTTACCGCCCCAAATTCCCCCTTTAAAGGGGGTGGCTCCACGCAGTGGAGACGGGGGATGTTCAATCTTTGTCTCTTATCTTTATTCTCTATCTCAGCAACTCTTATCTTTATTCTCTATCTCCGCAACCCTTATCTTCCTCTTCAAACCCCAACAACCCCAACTGCACCCCATCCCGCAGCACCGCCTGCACCCGCCGCTTTGCAATCACACAATTTCGAATATCGTTATCAATCCCAATAATCGGAATACCCAACTCAGCCGCACCGACAAGCGTGGACCCCGTACCAATAAACGGATCGCATATCAAATTAACCTCCGGCATAGTCGCCAACCTCAATAAGTATTTCATAAGTTCCACAGGCTTAACAGTTGGATGCTGATACAACTCTAAATCTTTTGGATGGGTTTCGTTTTCCTGATGTTCAGCCCGTTTAGATACTGGATAAGCGTCCTTGCACACAGGACAGTAAAACCAGCGTTCACGTTGGGCGGCCTTTGCACAATAAAAGAATCGAGCGGCGGAACCGGTGCCGGAATAACCCTTTTGCCTTACGTCGCTATTTTTAGAGCCCCAAATAGAACCCTTGTTTGTTGTCATGCCATTGGATGGCCCCGTCACCGGAAACTCACCCACCACACACGCAGACCCATCGTGGCAAATATTTGCAGGGTATCGGCCTTTTGTGTTGCTGGTACCATTTCCATTGTGTTTTTCCCAGTAACTGGCATTCGCATTATAGATTGTCGGCTTTTCACCCTTATACGCATGTGTTTCTTTTATTTCATCAGTTTCCACCCGCCCGCCATCAATCCACAACCCACTCACGCCATGCTCCAGCGCATTCGCAAAACCAGTCCCGTCAAATGGTTTTTGAGCGTAGCAAATAGGTTCCATCGCAGGTTTCAGGTTTTGCTTGCCGTATTTCCAGCCGTCCCATGTTTTCGCGTCGTCCGGTGCGGGGGCTGTAATTTTACACTCTTTCGGCATCCCGACAACTCTCATATTTAAGCTACTACCACCGGGCTTATTCGCCGCTGGTTGTTTATGACTCCCTAAAACCTCGCGTTCCGCCCCAGCCTTCTTGTCAATTTGCTTGCTTATATCTGTACTTTTTGGAAATCCCGATCCGAACATCCAGCTCAAAAAGTTATTTATTTCCCACCCGGAATCCTCAATAGCGCAGACCATCCGGTGATACGTCCGGCAACCGCCAAACGCGAATAAGTTTGCACCGGGTAGGCATGAGTTTAGTATTGGAGTCCAGAAGTCTATGCCTGGGACCGACTTATCCCAGCCCTTACCCATAAAACCAATCCCATATGGCGGATCACTCACAATCGCCGTCAGCCCACCCAAATGCGGCATAACCGTCCTGTTATCCCCATAATAAATCGTAATATTACCGTCCCTGTAAAATGGAACCACGTCCCTGTATCCCTTCTCTTTATCCGTTCCCTGCCCCAAATTCCCCCTTTGAAGGGGGTGGCTTCGCCTCCGGCGAAGATGGGGGATGTTCTTTTCGGAGTGCATTGCCTTTATGCAATGCGCCGGCGCCCCATGCCAAACCGAGGGTGGGGTTTTCGCGGTCCCCCGTCAAAGAATTTTATATCACTTTTTTATCAATAATTTCTTATAAAACAAGTTAAACGAACTCAGAAACAACGCGGAAAAAAGTATCGTCCAGAACACCATTCCTAAAAAATACATAACCGCCGGGCCGTTACCCAGAATTTTCCAGTCAAAACTCACATATGCGTGTACCGCCGCGAACACAAAATAGGCGACTATCGAACCAACATGGAAAGCATCAGCCCAATGCCACCCATCATTTTTCCACTTTCCGGCATCACCGTCCATACCCATTTTCCGGTCCCAAAAAGACCCGGTTAACCGCATCTTCGTCGCGTGGTCGTTTACCGTATCCCGCACCGCCTTTGCGAATCCACTCAAAATTCCAAAAAACACAATAAAAAGTTCAAACATAATTGCCTCCGTATTTATTTTTTTGCCCGCTCTTTGGTTGACGACTCCCCCTTTGAAGGGGGTGCGTTTTCGCCAGCGAAAACGTGGGGGATGTTTCTTTTATCTTTTTGATCCCCGCGCCCTGGGAATGCCGATCTCCGTATCGGCGCTTTCCTCTTGCTACCCCCTCAAAAACGGCACATAATAATCCACCATACTTTCCGAACCCAACAACTCCGCCGGACTCGCCTGCAAATCATTCGACTGATCGTGACCCTTATTTTCCGCGTCCGTACAATCCCAGGCATAATGCACCATAAACGCATTAAAAGGCTGCAACCGCCGCACCGTCGGATTCCCAATCACATCCGGCGTCACCAATTCAGCAGCCACATACTCCGCCCATTCCGGATGCAAAACCATCAGCCGGAACTTGCCCGAAATCCCCTGCGCCATAAAAGCAATCCCATGTGGCAGCAGCGTCATAATCGCCTCCAGCACCGTAATCTGCGCCGTCCCCGTGGCCATCTGCTTCGCGAAGCTCAGCGTCAGCGCGTCGTTTTTCGTCAACGCCTGGCACACATTAAACGTCCCGCCAACCGTACCCGGCGGCTTTTCCGCTTCGTCCACTACACTGCTGGTCAAGTTCACATCAATCTGGCTGTCCGGAATCCCCGCGTAATCGTGCAGCAGTTCATAAATAATCTGCGGCAGCGTTTTCGCCACAAAATTCACCGCCACATGAAACGCCAACGTATCCCCCGCCGTCGGACTCGTCCAGTCCGCGCTGGCAATCTTGACATGGCTATCCGTCGCATCCGTCACATCATAAAAATCACTGGCCGTACTCCCTTGAATATCCGGAATATTCGGCCCCGTCACCGTAAACGTAGTGCTGCTGTCCATGCGAATACCATATTCCCCCGGAAACGCCCCCGCATACACCGTAATTCCCGTCAAACTCGTACTGGCCGCATCATCCCAAACCAGCGCCGTTTCCATCTGCCCCTGAAAATTCGCCATCTTCGTCGGCGTGGGACTGGTGCTGATAATCCGTAACGGCGCACTCAGCAGCAGGGCATGCATATTGTCCAGCCGCAACGTAGCCTTACCGCTCCCCAGCTCAAACGCCTCCCGCGCCACCCCCCGATAAACTTCCACATAATTAGCAGCATCCGCATTCAGCCGCAACCGCACGCTCACCTCCTGCCCGGCCACCGGCAAACTACTCACCACACTGCCGGCCGCATAGCCATCCGTTAGGTTTGGACTAAAATTAACCGTACTGCCCACAATACTGGAAATCGTCACCTTTTCACTATTTGTCCCGTCGCTGAGCACAATCACTTCACTCGCCTGAAAATCCAGCAGCCCGTCTTCCAGCGTCAGCGCCCCCGCCGTTGCAATCACAGCACTGGCCAGAATCCGCTGCACCTCGCGGAACTGCCCCCCGGCCCGCCCGCCAAACGCGTCAAAGCCCTCATTCGGATTACTAAACGTAATCGTCAGCGGCCGCAAAACCATTGAATCATTCGCCGTTCGGATTACTAAACGTAATCGTCAGCGGCCGCAAAACCATTGAATCATTCGCCGTCGGTGAAATAGCCGAGCCATTTTCAATAAACCCAATCGTTTCAATCCCGTTTTCATCACCCAGCAAAATCGCCTCACCATCCGGGTCCAGCACCACCTCAACCATAAAGTACGACGCCGGAAAAAGCGTTGCCGCCCAGGGACTATCAGCTCGTATACCCATCTATTTCGGCCCCACAAAATTTAAAGTCGTAACCGTTTTCACGTCCTGCCCGTCTATATTTCGGCCCCACAAAATTTAAAGTCGTAACCGTTTTCACGTCCTGCCCATCTATGATATACCGCACCCGCACATCCGGCGTTAACCAGCAGTCCACCGAATCCCAGCTTCCGCCGTCATTCTGATACCCATTGTAATACACGCGGCAATAACGGGATTGCGAAGTTATTGGCAACAACAACAAAATCTTTGTAATTGTATCATCGTAAATACTCCCGGTAGCCGCCAAATCACTCGCCCGGGTCGGAAACCGCCGCGCCACCACCAGCGGCACACTGATTTCAATCGGCACCGACGTTCCCAGCGCACTTTCCTTCACCGGATCCCAAATCACAGGCAGATCCCCTGCCGCCTGCATTGACGCCAGCCGTCGTTGTGGCCGTTTCCGCACCCGCCCGGAAATCTCATCACTAAAGAAAAATGACCGATATATCACCGACCCCGAACTATTAATCAAAAAAACCGCCACATCCGCTTTTTCCATGTCCCGCCATTCCTTCTGTTATTCCCCCTTTGAAGGGGGTGGGGTTTCGCAGCAGCGAAACCTCGGGGGATGTTTCTATTTATTTTTTGCTCTCACCATCTCGCGATTCATCTCAATTATAACCGGCAATGCGCCCGGGATTTTAACCCGGCAGCCAAAGTTACCAGAAAACTTAACCTGGAACCTAAAAAGACCTCGGCCTCGGGTTCCTCACGTATAGCCGATTTTACGGCGTCCCGAAATATTGCGAAGCCTGGACGTTCGCACCGTCCGTGACACATTGCCATTTTTTAATTCCCTGTCAGTTGTGGGCGTTTTGCTTCGCGAACGTCCTTTGTTCGCGCAAACTCCGTTGCGACCGCTCTTTGGTCGCACCATTACCCAACTAATGTTGATATCTGAAATCCCCCTTTGAAGGGGGTGCCTCTGCATCAGCAGAGGTGGGGGACGTCCAACATCACGTCCCGCCCCATGGACGTTTTGCGCTCCTTGCAAAACTCCTCAAGGCCTTCGTTCTATGAAGGCCCTTAGTCCCTAAAATGATTCACCGTCACACTATTCCGCTCCCGATCCGCCAGCCACTTTTCGCCCGTACTGTAAAAAACATCCAAATACGTCTCCGGCCCCGGATTATTCACCATCACCTGCACATTCCGCTCCTGCTGAACCGCGCCGGCCCCGGAACTATCCCCAACCGCCTCAACTGACGCCGCCGAAAACGGCTGAAAAATTGTCGGCATCGGCGCTTCCGTCGGCGCCACATCCCTACCCCGGTGAAATCGCGGCAACGACCCGGTCAGACCCGCCACCAGCGCCATCACATCCCCGGACTCAATAAACCTCTCCCACGCAGGCTTACTATACATCCGCGTCACATCCGGCGGAATCACAGCTTCATCGTTCCGAAGCACCGCCAGCAACTCATTCCCGGCCAGCATCCCGTTGTGGGCCTTTATAAAATTTGGATTGCCGCCAGTGGTGGTTGGTAGTGCCGTATCCCGCGTCAACTGTTTTCCTGCCTGATACGTTTCCGGACTAATATTCGCTATCGCCGCCGTCAGCCTTTCCACGCCGCTCAGCAGCGTACTCATCGCCGTAGGAATACCCCAGCCATTCATCGGCCCGTTTTCCGCCGTCTCAAAAAAATCACCCGTCTGATCCGTGGGAATTTCCCCACCAATCGCCGTAAACTGACTTTCCAGACCCAACAGCGCCGACATCGCATCCATATATGCCTGACTTGATGGATCCATTTCGCCGACATAAGCCCGCATTTTGAAAATCAACTGTCCCAACTGCTCATCCGCCGAAGTCGCGTCCAAATCTACCTTGAAATAATTAATATCATCCAGCAAGCCCAGCGCGGACTCTAAGTCCGTATTGAAACCGCCAAACGAACCAATCATGTCGCTGTAATTATCGCCCCAGTCAATATCAAAGCCACCCCACGCCGTATTTGCCACCCGCAGCGCCATGTTGTGATAATCCAACGACTCATTTGTGCCGTCAATCCCCAGCTTCGTATCTTGCAAGCTGGCCGGCAACGGCTGCATACTCGCATCCAGCAAACCAAACCCGGCCGCATTCCTCTCCAATGCCTTACTCGTTCCCCCCGCCGCTTCAGTAATCTTCCCCAACCCCGCCGGCACCGGCTCCATGGTCGCATCCAACAGCTTCATACTTTCCGCGCCATCCGTAGTCGCCGTAGTCTGGTCAATCATGGCCCCGGTGAATTCCTTACTCGCCTTCCGGTTAACGTTCAGCGTAATACCGTATTTGGTATAATATTCATCCGCCGTTTCCACCTCACCATTCAGCACCGCCTGCGCCGCCGCCGCCTCCCAGATTTCATCCTGCAAATCCCGGTACGCCTGCGTTCCCGGAATAAGAGCTACCAGCGCTATTTCGCCCAATCTGATTTGGTCTGCAATAAGCTGCTGCAGCCCGGTTGAATCAAATGCAGCACCATAATAATCAGCCAAATCAAACGCTTTTTGGCTAAGAAAATCAAGCGCGTTGAATACGTCATCAAAATTTGTCTCAAATATAAATGCCGCCAGAAACCCGTTTATTCTTTCCTGCAGGTCTGCAATATTTTCCAGCGAATCATTATAGGCATCCATGTACCCTTTGGTTTTGTAAAAAGCGGAAGACTCCATTGCCTTTTGCAGCAAGTCGTCATATGCATCCAACAATCGGATTGGCGCCGTCGTATCAATACTATCAATCGCTTCTTGCGTCGCCAGAATCTCATCGCCCCAGACACCCCAGGACTCGATTAGTTCTTCAGCCGTATATCGATGTTCTTCCGATTTGCCCATAAACGCGGTAAGCGCTAAAGATGCCGCCTGAAAACCCAACGCAACCGGATTCAACCCACCCAACAAAAGCCCCTGCATCAGGTTTTGCACCAACGTCAACGCCCCGTCACCGATCTCTCCTAAGTCAAAGATTTGCCGCGTTAAGTCGCCAAACCCGGCAATCCCCGCCTGAATCATTTCAGGCGTGTCAGCCATGGTTGCCTTAAAGGCTCCCCACGAATTTTCCGAACCCTTCAGCGACGCCCATAATAAATCCCACGTTTCCGTCTGCGCCTGGGTTTTAATATCCAGCCCCTGAATCGCATCGGCCGTTTCGTCAATTTCCGTAACAATCTGCGCGTATTCTTCCTTCGCCGCCTCCAGCCGTTCCCGCACCGTGTACCACGCATCCGAATGCACCGGCAGCAACGCCAATTCCTCTTCCAGCTGTGTCACCGATTTCCCGCGAACACTATTCAAGGCGCCGGTGTCAGTCGTCAGGGTCCGCACCGCCACGGTTTGTTTCTTGGTTTTATCCGTCTCGGCAACCAGCCGCTCGTTTATCGCCTTAATTCTCGAATCCAGCTCTTTATATTCAACCAACTGCTTAACCTGCGCCTTAGACAGCCCCTCTTTAGTCATTTTCGTTTCAACCAGGCTGTCTTTATATCCCTGCCAAAGGTCTTTTTGTTCTTCGAGCTGGGCGGTGGTTTGAATACCCAGCGCAATCAATTGCGACTCAATATCAATCGTTTCTTTCTGCTCTTTGTTTACCGCCGCCTGCTTTTCTAGCAGATCCTCCGTAACACCCTTGGTGAGCCCAAGCGTAACCATGAGCCGTTGCCAGCCGCTTGTATATGGCGTCAACGCCCCCGTCGCCCGCGCGACCGCACTGGTGAGCCGATCATTGTCCTCTGCTGATTCATTAACGCCGATGTTCCGCAATTCCTGAAGCGTATTCAGCGCACTTAGCGCCGCAGTCAGCCCCTCCTGTTTTTCCCTCAACTCGTCCGTTTTTATATTCAGGATGTCGTCGGCCGCGTCTTTTAAACTTCCGTTATAATCATCCAGCTTTTTTCCCGATAACGCCAGAATCTTTTCAAATTTCGCCTGAATTTTGGCCTGGCTTTCTACGGCAGCCTTGTATTGTACCGACCCCTTGGTTGCCTTTTCAATCCGGCCCTGTTGAATATCGTACTGCGATTTTAACTTGTTTAGTTCGTTGAGATTATCACTAATCGCATCCGTATTCGCCAAAAATTCCTTATGCTGCTCCTGGCTGGCCGCATTCAGCGCCGCAATCGTCGCCACCAGCGCCACCATTATCAGCCCAATCGGCCCGAAGCTGGTCGCCATCAGCCCGTTCATCGTCTTCAATGCCTTAGCTGCCAGCGTGTAAATCTTGTAAGCCGCGACCAGCGCCCCAATCGTCATCACTGTCTTGCCCAGGGTTTTGATAATCACCACCAGGGCGTCGTCATGCTCATTCAAAAACGCCAGCGTACTAGTCAGCACCGGCAACAACTCCTGCCCCATCTCAATAAAACTCGTCTGGATAACGTTCTTAAAAATATTCCCCTGCGCCGAAAACGTTGCCATCTGCTTTTTAAACGCATCTTCCATGGCCCCGCTGGAATCAGCCACATCCGCCATGGTTTCCACAAAACCTTCATAATTATTCGTCATGGATAGAATGGCTTTTTTCGCCCGTTTTTCCATGTCCAGCGTACCCAGCGTCATGGCCTGCTGCTCAACAGTCAACCCGTCCAGCTTCCCGGCCAAATCACCAATCACCGGTTCCAGCCCCCGGAAATTACCCTCGACGTCAAAAACAGCCACGCCCAGCTTTTCCCACTTCTCGCGGTTTTCCACCATACTGTCAAACGCCCGCGCCAAATACGTCGTCGCGCTTTGGGCCTCAATCCCGCTTTTTGTCACATGTGCCAAAGAACCATACACATCTTCCAGACTTACCCCCAGCGCTGCCGCTGCCGGCAATACGTTCCCAATCGCATTCCCCATCTGCTCATAGGTCAGCACACCCTTCTTCACCGTGGAAAATTGCAAATCATACACCCGCTGCAATTCGCCCATCTCCATACCGTAGGCATTCAGCGTGGCCATTCCGGCCTTCACTGCCACATCAACCCCCGTCACCCCGGCCGTGGCCGCCTGTGCCGCCAGGCTCAGCGAACCAATCGCCGTGGACGTATCCGCCCCGGCGGAAATCAAATCATACAGACCCGCGGTCAGCGATGTCACCGACGCCGGCACTTCCTTGGCCAGCGCCAGCACCCCGTCCGTCAGCCGCCCGAAATTCCGATCCGACGTATCCAGCAGCGTGTTGACATTCGCCATTTCCTTTTCAAACTTCGCCGCCGCCGCCACCGAAACCGCAAACGCCGCCGCCCCGGCCAAAAGCGCTACGTTCAGCCCCTTCTGGATCTTCTGCGCCGTCGCCTCCGACTGCCCTGCAGCAGCCCCCAATTTCTTTGAAAAATCTACATCATACAGCGACAAATACGCGATAATGCTGCCCGCGCCATTCGGCATATTCATATCCACATCCTTGTGGTTTTTGCGTTACATCCTGTCCTGCTTTTATTCCCCCTTTGAAGGGGGCGGGGTTTCGCTTGCGAAACCTCGGGGGATGTTCTCCCCGTTCACCTCTCACCATTTCTGAACTAATGTTGATATCTTGAAATCCCCCTTTGAAGGGGGTGGCTCCACACAGTGGAGACGGAGGATGTTCCTCCCCCTCACAAAATCAACTTCACCTTCACCGACGCCTCCCCCTCTTCATACACCGCCGCCAACTCCTTTTCCGGCACCTTCAGCTTTTCGCACACCGTCCGCCAATCCGTTTTCAATGTCGAACACCGTTCAATCACATTAAACGGCGGCTTATGCGGCTCCGCCGCTTTGGCATAATCATATTTCCCGCGGCCCTTACTGTACGTCGCCCGCACATTCTCCACCGTCACCGTCTGCTTTAATTGCAGCACATTCGCCCGAATTTCCTCTTCCAGTGCCCGCATTTGCAACCGCAACGCCTCCCAGCGCCGCATCTTTTCCGCCAACTCCGGTGCCACCGGCATCACAATCTTAATTATCTTCTTCGCCATCAAACCCCTCCCCGGGAACGTCGTTCTCCCGAACGACGGCTCTTATCTTTTTCTCTTATCTTTTCTCTTCCAGTGCCTCAACTTGGTCACCTTATCTATAAGGCGACCAAAAACAATAGCGCAGACTGAAGGACAACCCTTCCATTCTAAACCTGAAAACTGCCGCCGGCCGTGTCATGTCGAGCGTAGTCGAGACACGATACACCAGCCACACCACCACCCTCTCATTTAAAAACAATCCGCGTCCGCTTCCGCGCTGGCGCAAACAGCGACTTAATATGGTCTTTCCGCTTTCGTTGTGAATTTATCAGCGACGTTCCCAGCGCATCCGTCATCAGCTTAATAAATTTCGGCATATGCTCACTCACGACCTCCAGCAGCTGACCGTGCTGATTCTTCACGTGTTCCAGCCCCAGTTTCATAAATTCGAACCGCAGCGGATCTTCCATGTCCGCCAGCATGTCCGGGTCCCACGGCCCCCGACTGTATCCCAGCCGTTCGGCCAGCGCGCACTGGAGTTGAAACTGCCCCCAGCTCGCGCTGTCGATTAGTTTGGGGCAATTTCCTCAACTTCCTTGTCCCGTTCGTCCTTTTTGACCTTCAGCGCATCCTGGGCCTTTGTCATGGCATCCAGCGCCTTTTCATTTTCATTGATGTGTTTATAAAAATCCTCCACATCCCGCTCAGACCGCAAAAACTTCCGCAACCCATTGTCCGTCTCTTCGAACAACGTTTCCTGCAGCAGATACGCGTAAATCAACCCGCCCTTTTTCTGCTGAATCGTTTTGTTTTCCTGCAGTGACTTCAAAAAACCGGCATCCGATTCCTTGTTATTCCCCTTACTCAACTCCGCGATTTTTTTCTCCGCCCGCAACGTCACATCGCCCAACACACTTGCCGACGCCTGTTTCATCACCAACGACACGACATCATCACCCACCGGCAAATCAAAATCAACCTGCAATAAATTATGACCCGCATTTGCTTTCCGAATTGCATCCATCCCGTTCATAGCACTCTCCTTGTTATCGGTTATCAATTGCATCAAAAAATTCACGCTTCGTTTGCACCACCTTACGCCGGAACTCTTCCAGCGTAAACGAAATAGCCCCGCACTGGACCACACATTTATCCAGTGACGGGGCTTCAATATCTGTTTCAAAATGCGCCACCGCAATCAGCTGACCGCCAGAAGCCCGGACAACGTCAATATCCGGATCCTCACCAGTCATCACCCGTTGCAATGCGACTTTGTATAAATTGCTAATCGGTTTTAACATACCGCACTCTCCTTTATTTCTCTATTAAGGGCGCGGCCCATCAGAACCGCGCCCCCATCAATTAAGCAGTCACTTTAAAATAGCCAATTTCCGTCTTTTCACCCGTGGCGGCCGCTGTAGTAGCGGTTACCGTACCGGCACTTTCAGAAAAACCGGAAAGCTGTTGCACACCTTCATCAGCACTGGCAGCATAAACCTTCACAAACGCCAGGGTTTCAGTTAACAGCAAGTGCCGTGAAGCCTTACCCGAACCCACCATATTCAGCGGCGTACCGCTCAGCACCAGCGCCGTAGTGGAAGCATCGCCCGCGAACATATCCACCACAAACTCAACCGGTGAACTGGCCGGCAGCGGCGGGAAATACGTTTTAAACGGAATCGACATTTCCGGAGAAGCATCTTCCTGCCAGCTTTTAGATCCGGACAAATCAAGAATCATGTCCACAATAATCGTGGATCCCTGAATAGCACCCGCTTCGGTACGATTAAGAATTTCCATGTGCCCGGCCACAAAATCGGAATTTTCATAGGCCGGAACCAGCGCGTGATCCGTACCGGCCGTCCACCCGCGCAACGTTGCCAACAGCTCTTCCCGCTCCACCGTATTCACGGTAAGACTACCATTCCATACCGGCAGTCGCTTGTAAGTTTTTCGCTTATTGCCCTGGCCAATCTGCTTGACCTCAACTTCTTCCACACTGGGCTCACCGTATTCAATCGCCGTAATACCTGGTAAATTTACCACTGTTGCCGGCGCGGCGACGGTTTGGCCACACGCCCACCAGCGGGTTAATCCGTCGCGGCCATAACTTAACTGGTCAATTCCAGCAGCATCTAAAAACTCAGTTCTGGACATCCTGTCCTCCTGTTATTCCATTATTTCAAAAACGTGACTATTAATTCGCACCGAAATTCTTTGATATCCGTAACCGCCCGAATAATCCGCGGCCCCTGTATATTCTGCACCCGCACGCCCTCACCCGCCAGCGTGGTTGCGCTGACCGTCGTTCCGCTCAGCGATAAATCAAAAGTCGCCACCGCGCTCACATTGCTTTTTTTGAAAAAATCCAGCACCGTGGATGCCATCACATTCAGTTCCTGTTCCGAACCCGTTTTCCGATCATCCCAAAAGCCAATCTTAATTTCCCACCGACTTGCACCCCGCAAACCACCACCCACGCTACCGACACCCTGCCCCACAATCATCGGCGGTCCCACATGAATCACCGGCTTATCCAGCTCTTCCAGCACATCGCCCATCGGGAAATTGTAAATCACATCCCAGCGACTCCACGGCGCGGCCGCCTGCTGGCCACGCAACAGCTTCACAAACACCTGCTGCAAATCATCAATTATGTGATCATCACGAATATTCATCTACTTTTTCAACCCCAGCCCAAAATCACAAACATCCGTTCCAATAACATCCGCCATCACGGCCAGCGTCTCATCACGCTTCAAACTTGTTGCCTCGGACATAAAAGGCCGGGCCTCCATTAGCTTCGTCCCGTCATGCACATGCGGCGCGTAAGGCGCAATCGTTTCATCCGCGTAAACAATGCCGTATTCACCGGCTTGCAAATTCTTAATCGCCCGCCGTAACTGTGCCAACTGCACCGGCACCGGCAGCTCACCCGCGTTCGTTTTCGGCCCACGCACAAAGTGCTGACCGCCACGCGGCCCTGTTTCCATCCCGTACGCCGGCCCGGATACGTTCTTAATAGCCTCTTTCTGCACAATCTGAATACCTAACCGTATCGCCCGAACCCGTGCCTTCATCTGCGCCGCCTGGGCTTTTTTTACCCGGTTCAGCCAACTGTTCACATCCACTCGCATCATCTGTTTTGGTCCGGCCATTACTCCACCCGCTTCAAAATGCACACCTGCGCCAATACCTGGCCGGAACTGGTTTCAAAATACTCCACCACGTGCCGGCACACATAGTATTTTGATTTAAAATTAATCGTATCAGACGTCTCAACCAGCGGGTTCATGTCAAACCAAACGCCCGTATTCGTCACCACCCCAACCATCAGCAAATCGTCTTTCTGCATCTCACCAATGACCGTGGCCAGCTCCTTACTGCGTGCCGCGTACCAGGTCTGGCCCTGTGCCGTTACCATATAAGCCAACAGCGTGGTTTCGGTGGTCGTGGTATCAATAATCTCGCGCCCCTGGCAATCTTCCGCCGTCAGATGCGCCGCATGCCAGCCCGGCGAATACGCCCCCCGTTCCGCCAGACACGGACACGCTGTACCGGTCTTTTGTGTCAGCGTTACCGGCATCCCGTTACGCTTAATATCCCACCGCCACCGTTCTTTGTTGGTCATCTTTTCAAGCCTGTTTTGAACACTATGAGAATAAAGAGACATTGTCCGGAGCATCCCGTAAATTTAAATTTGAATCGTCCACACCGTCAGTTTCATAATCCGCACCACCCGTCACCCCGCCATATGCCGCGAACGTAATCGCCCCTGCCTGCAGCAGCTTCTCATACGCCTCGTTTCGATATGCCTGCACCTGATGAATCCGCTCGTCCGCCTTTACCCGCGCCGACTCGAATGGCCCCACCGTAAAATCCTCCACCGGTGGGTTCCCCACATACGCCGCAGCCGAAAAGAGAATTTCCGCGATATCCACCAGCGTTTGCTTATAGGCCACCAAATCTGCGTACGTCACCGAACCGTCCGCCAGAATAGCAGCAACCTCCGCCTCAGCTGCCGGAATATACACCTTACTATTCAGCGTGGCGTCCGTAACCTCATTTTCATCCATCCGCAGCTTGGCCCGTACATCAGCCGGTGTAATCCGATAGCTCATTCAGTTTTCCTTGTTTTCGCCTCGTAGAGACGCGTTGCACGCGTCTTCCCGCAACCATCAACTTTAGGCAACTAATGTTGATATCTTGAAATTCCCCTTTGAAGGGGGTGGTTTCGCCCCCGGCGAAAGCAGGGGATGTCTAACAGCAATTCCCCTGGGAACGCCGATCTCCGTATCGGCAGCTCTATCTCTTATCTTTTCCACACCATAGAGACACGCCGCAACGTATCTAAATTACAACGCGTCTCTACCTGAGATTATTTAATAATCGCCAAGATTCAGCCAGAACAATGTTGCGGTACCAGATACCCACATGGTATCATTCGCGCTGCAATCGTCGGCTGCAATGGCAAAATTTAAAAAGGCGTCTTTTGCCCCGGTATGCCCATCAAAAGAGGCCATCGTGGCGTTATACCCGTTTATTGTTTTCAATCCCCCAGCAAAATCACCTTCAACCTTGTTTACCAGGTCTTGCTCGGTTGTTGATAGTTCCTCGTTGTCGGTGGCTGTCGTTACCGTTCCGATCCCAACGTCCTCGGTAGCGTCATCGGCAATTCCGCCATAAGCAGCGGCAAGAGAAAGATTCAAAACAGAACCGAAGTACTGTAAAAACCCTTCTGGAAAATCATGGATTTTTACCGAACCATGCGCCCCGGCTGCACCGGCATCAGTAATTACGACTGCCAGCGAATCAAAGGTTATTGTCGTTTTATTCATAGCATCAACGACGTTTGCGGATGACATTCCTATTCCGGTAACACCACCAGCGGCAACATATCCCAGCGTCGCACCGCCGTCATCAGCGGCATCCAAACGCCCGGAATAGGTAACAACACCCGTGCCCTTTGGCGTAATATTAATATCAATATTCGAATCAGTCCCATCAGCTTCCAAAGTAGTCCCGGTCAGCGTAACCGCAGCCGCGGCAACGTTGGTATCGAATGTCGTACCGTTTACGGTGGTGCTGTTTACGGTCGTACCATTTACGGTGGTGCTTGTCAAGGTCGTAATGGTCGTGGCGGCAATCGTCCCGCCTTCAACATTGTCACCGCTTATCTGGTTATCAGCCAGCGTCAGCGTTCCGGCAGATACGTCCAGCGTTTTTCCGGCGCCAACCGTAATGTCAGATCCGGCAATAGTTACATAACTCACTGTTCCGCTGTCAATATCAACACTTGTCAGCGTCGGTGCCGTCAGCGTCTTCCGCGCCATCGTTTCCGTCACATACTTCAAACAATGCCGCACTTCAGCCATACCGTACTTACCGAACGTTTTCGGATAACTCGTCCGCGTACTCGGGTAAATTGCCGCGAAAGCCGCCACCGTAAAAATCAGCAGAATCCCGACAATACCCCATTTTTTTAATTTCATGATTTGCGTCCCTTCGCTGTTGCTTTTGCGCTGCGTTGGTGCGTGGTCCGTGGTATCACCTTTGCCGGCTCAGCCGCTGGTTCTGCCTTCAGCTCCAGCTCCGCCGGTATTGGTGCCTGAACGGGATCAATAGTCGGCTCAGCCACATCCAGCACCCGATAACGCCCGTCAACCAGTTCCGCCTCATGCCGCCAGAACCGATTATTCGGAACGTCTTTCAGGATCACCGTGCCGCCATTTTTTTTGATAGCCGTCCAACTGACCCGGATTTCATAATTCGGACCAATCTTATGAACCGCACCCCTCGCAATCGCCGTGAATGTTTTTTCGTGCATTAAAATCACCTTTCATTCTCAAAGAAATGCACCGCCATATGCGGTGCATTTCATCATTACGTGCGATATTACGGTGCTACGTCCAACGATACCAGGGCGTTGGCATCAGTCACATCAACATCCATCCGGATACTGATAACCGTGACCACTTTTTGCGCCGTGATAACTTTTTCAGTTTCTTCCATCACCGCGAAATCATTGCTGTACATCGTCAAAGCATGTCTCGGATCCATAGCTAAAACAAAATTAGCCGGAACCGGGCCGTCGTCCCACTGATTCAAATTCGGAATCGGCACGTTGATTTCGCCCCGCTGAGCTTTACCCTGGGTCAGCTGTACGGTCTGACCCCACCACTTCACAGCGGCAGCGGTTCTGGCTGCGGCCTCAGTAATTTTGTAAGGCGATCCTGGCGTTGCGGAAAATTTGATAATATCTTCAATATCAATGGAGCCGGTACTGGAAACATCAACCACGTGGGCGGCCGGAACATTGTTATAAGCCTGCTGCAAAACCCAGTCAGTCATATCAATACCCAACTGAGAAAAACGCCGCTCAATAAACTGCCGGAACATACTCACTGGCATCGAATCGATATCGTTGTAACTGTATGTCAATTCCCGACCAAAATCCTTTAGCGTACCCTGTTCAGAATCACGAATCAACCGGGCTTCCGGGAATTTATGTTCAGTGCCGCCGGTTTGATAAGCCGAACCGCGAGCAAATGACCGGTTTTGTTTGGTGGAAGAATCTTTGATTTTCACATACCAGGTACCCGGAATCGTGACCCGATTCGGGCAAAACACACTCGCCAAACCCTCTTTCAGGGCGGCGGCGAAAACCATGTCCAGAATAACACCCGGCAATAACGCCATGGTACTGGCATCCTGTTTAAATGCATCCATCGTGCTGCAGCTTGAACCATTCAGAGTAATACCATGTGCGGCAACAGCCATTTCCAATGCCGTTAACGGTACAACCTGACCGGATGCCGCGTAAGCGGCCTTCATCGCCTGAATCTGGAAATTATCCCGTCCGTAATATGGCGTTGCAGCCATCACTTTTTCTTTATCAACGAAATGCTTTTCCAAAAAGGCATTGAAGCCCCCCTGGGTAGCAGCATCGTCATACATGCCGGCACTGAGTTTGATCTTCTTCAGCTCTGCCGGAATCTTTACAGTATCAATCATTGTCATTTCCTTTGGACAAATCCATTTGTTTCAGTGAATTGGAAATAACTCTCGTGTAAAATCCGGCCGCTTATAAGCGTGCCTGACAATAGTTGCTGTCGCTGTCTTTAGCCTGAACCATACCAATCCCACCAGTATCCGCGCCCTTAACATTCGTCCAGGTAGCGCCATCGACCAGCAGTTCCTGCCCCAGAGCGGCGCCGGAAGTCCCAATCGGGAATTCATCCGTACCGTTGCCACACATATGAACCGTGCCTTCTTTGTCAGCGTATGCGTACACCCGACAGGTCAATTCATAATCATTGTCGTCGTCTTCAATGATTTCCACGATCCGGGCATGAAACACATCACCGTCAGCACACGCAGAAACCTCACGGTTATTAGAAATCGACATTTTAACCAGCCGACCCTTAGCCAGCTCCTTCGTAGCCAGCGCGCCAATGGCAGTTGCCAATGAGCTGTCCGGCCAAAAAACCTCTTCCGGGAAATTGCCGAGTACGCCACCTTCACCGGGTATGTTCATTCCATAAGTTGGCATTAAAAACCTCCTTGTTATTGCCAAATAAAATCAGTTATTAACTTTTTTAAGGCGAACCCTCTTTGTTCGCCCATCCCCCTTTGAAGGGGGTGGGGTTTCGCTTGCGAAACCTCGGGGGATGTTCTTCCCTTTATTACCGAATCCCCGCCGAACTCGCCGAAACCTCAATCATTTCCGGTTCGCCGTTGTCACCATCAGCCGTCTGCTGTGCAGTCGGATGCTGGTCATTATACAGCTTCTCATACCGCTGCAACGTTTTCTTAATCTGGTCCAACGGTACCGATTGCAGCTGTTCTTTTTCGCCGTCAACTTCATCGTCACCAATCATCCCAACCCGATTACCCATAGTCGTAGTCTGTTCAATTAAGTCGGTGCGATAAGCTTTCGCGTCATCGTTGGCCTGTTGCATCACGGCCTGTTCCACGTTCTCGCCAAAAACCGCATCCATCGCCTGAACCCGTACTTTTGCCGCGTCAAGGTCGGTTTGCAACTGCTGCATGGCTTCCAATTTACCCTCATAAGCCGTCTGCAACTCAGTCAAAACCCCCTGTACCGCCTTTTCATCCGTGCCGTCAACTTCTTTATCAAAGCCCAGCACCGCGCTCAAAATTTTAATCATTTCCTGTTTTCCTCCGTTGGCACCATCGCCGTCCGCCGCCTGCGTAGAACTTCCATCCGGGATAACCACCGGGTCCGCTGGCGCACCGGTCGAACCCTGTGCTCCGTTTATATTTTTTGGCGCCGGGTTATCCACCGACCCCCCGTCATTGCCTGCATCATGTTTATTCACCACACCCGCGCCATATTGCCGCCCCAAAAAGCAGTGACTGGCTTCCATCGCCTGTGCCGGCCAATCCTCCGAACTTGTGAATTCCCACCATTTCAGCGTCTTGCCGTCTTCACTGTAAACCGCGTCATACCCAGCGCAATTGAACCCGATACTAATATCCGTACCCAATCCGGCCTGAATCTGCCGCACCCGCGCCTGCTCTTCCGCCGTCACATTCAGCATATAATACCGAATCACCAGCCAACCCAAAGCCCCGTCACGCCCCTCAATATCCGCCAACAGTGCCGCAATCTTTGCCGGTTTATAAGGCAGCCCGTTCAGCGTTTCCCGGTATTCCTCCGCGCTCATCGTATCCACCCGCGCCGCATACACCCGACCATCGCCCAGACTATCCCAATCGTGGTTATTCAGTTTCTGCTTGCCCACCATCGTCTTCGCCAACTGCTTCAAAAATGCCAATGGCACCCGCTCGCCTTGCCGATTCACAAACGAATTCGCCAGGTAATCTTCAAACACCACCACCTGATCCTGCTGAATCGATTCCGGGTGCTTCATTTGCGCCTGAACCTTTTTCCACTCAGCCGAAGTCAGCTTCACCGCCTGCTTGCTTTCCGGCACCGAAAACTGCAAATCAACCCGTGCGCCCGGCACAAACGCCGCCTGCCGACAATCCGACGAACCCAGCCAGGCCAAACACGCCACGGTCGAGTCAAACGTCTGATAACCCGCGTTCCGTTCATCATTCGCCCGGAAGGTCACCACCCCGTTCTTAGCCGCCACCGCCGGCGTCGTAAAATCCGGCCCGTCATATGCGAACTTCCAAAATCGCCGGCTATGTTTTAATTCCTTAAATTCCGCCATGCCTGAATTCCTTTTTTATATGTCATGTTGAGCGTAGTCGAAATATGCCCCACCTCGCAGCTCTTATCTTTTTTTCTGTTCCCACATCGGCCCTTCTTGGAATGCCGGAGGCGAACGCTCTTTGTTCGCACCGTATCGGCAGCTATTCTTTGTCTTGCCAGTCGGCACCTATCTTTTATCTTTTCCCATCTCGGCCGCTTTAATCTTTTTCTTAAAAAACAAAAAAAGCCCGACAATCACTTTCGATTGCCGAGCTTCACTGGTCTGATTAGCCCGCTCTATTTTTCCCCCAAATCCCCCTTTGAAGGGGGTGGCTCCACGCAGTGGAGACGGGGGATGTTTCTTACCAATTTCCCCGGTAACTTAGCACTTATCTGTTTTCTACCCCTGGTCCCGACACGAATGTCGCTACCCCAACCCATTTATTCTTCTACGATTGGGTATTTCTTTGCCCTCTTCTTTACCTGTATTTCAGGAACCACGCCCTCAGCATTCATTTGCCCGCTAGGTGCCCGTTTCGTCGCCATCCCCACCGAAACCACCGGCGGCGTAGTCATTTCCGCATGCAGACACTTCGCGCACAATTCCGGCGCCTTATCCGCCACCGCAAAAGTAATCTGCGCGCCACATTTAGTACAAGCAGTAATCATAATCTATTAACCCCTTGTTTTTATTGTACTATAATCAACTTACCCCTCCATTGTGCAAAAAAAATGCCAGCCCGTCGCAGATAATTGCCACATTAGCGTACTAATGTTAATATTTTAAATTCCCCCTTTGAAGGGGGTGCCTCTGCCGCCGGCAGAGGTGGGGGATGTTTCTTGCCAACTCCCCTGGGAATGCCGATCTCCGAATCGGCAGCTTATCTTTTTCTCTTTTTATCTTCCCAATCCCGTAGAGCCGCATTGCACGCATCTCCACCTTACCCCCACCCAACCCCGCGCCCTACCCCCGCCCCCCCGGAAACACTGTAAAGTTCGCCAAAGCCGAACCTTCCAAAACGTATTCCCAAAACAGTCCGAAAAATCCGGACAGTTCCCCCACACCCTAACAACTCTTACGATATACTTTATATTTTATGACGATATATTTTACTTTTATATTGACTTTTACAAAGATTTAGGGTAAATAAATTCGAGGTACAACATAACCACCAAAACGGGAAGGGGAAATACGATGGGACGTAAATCAGTCATATTTTTATCTATAATTCTAATTTCACTGATGTGCATCTCCGTGGCCAACGCCACACCCGACTACTACGGCTTCCAGCCAATCAACGCGGACTACCTCGCCAATGGCTGGAATATGGTCCACCTCACGGGGTCCATGGCCCTAAATATTATTCTACGGGTTCGCTACGATTTAACCCCACTTGAAGCAGGCATAATCACTGTTGTTGCAAACTTCACGTGGGAGTTTTTTGACACGGCCTACGCGAATTTGCGAAAAGGCCCGTCGGCACTAGACCAGATACTCGATAAAAGGGGGCCGGATTGGCGAGATCCGACGATGGGTGCCATCGGCGTTATAACAAGCAACGTCGCCTGCGGTATCCGCTTTCGCAATAAAACACCAATGGCAACCATAACAATTAAACTAAGATAATAAGTGTCTCCAGGCACTCAAAAAATAGCCAAAGACTGCAAACTGGCAGAAACCATCAACATTAGCTTAGAAATGTTAATATGAAAATTCCCCCTTTGAAGGGGGTGGTTTTGCCGCAGGCAAAAGCAGGGGATGTCTAATCACCCCATTCCCCCGGGAATGCCGATCTCCGTATCGGCGGCATTTGTCTCTTTCTTGAAAACCAACAAAAAGGAACCAAAATAATGCAATACAAACCAACTCTAATCCGGGGCACCAACTTACCCGAACCCGACAACTTCTCGCTGATCCTCCAAAAGCGCCCCTTCAAATGCGGCCTTATCTCCGTCGACTGGACACCACCAACAATATGCGGTGGATGGTATATGAATAAAGAATACGCCACAGACCAGGCCATGGCCCTGCTCAACGCCGCCTTCGCGCAGTGGAAGGCCGAAAAACGGCCCTGCATCCACGCCCACAAAGGCGGCCGGTTCGATAGGTGGATGGCATCCATTTCCGCTTGCGAAATCGATAAGCTGAAGCAACTGGCGGCACAACTTGACCTTAGCCAGACAGACACCCTGCTCCTAATCGGCCCGCTGGTTCGGGTATGCGGCAAGGGCACCTATGCCCTTGAAAAATACATGCCGCGCAAAGCCCAGCGCCGGGGGTTTTTAATCCACGTGACCGCCAAAGAACAGGGCCGGCTGGACAGTATCCGGACGGCGCTGGACATCAAAAACAACACCGAACTGTTGCGGAAAATAATATTCGCCGGCTTTCACACCATTGCCTTTCTGGACGGCCTGATGGACACCTCGCGGATCATTACCCCGGAAGACAAAGCCGCCCAACTACGCGGCTGGTTCAAGATTTTACCGGGTATGCCCGGCAAAACCCGGCTCCAAAAGGTGGCGGCCTTAAAAAAACAGCTAAACAATCCGATGCCGTTTACGAAACCAACACCGGTACCGGCAACCCATAACCAACCAGCGGAGGCCTGTCTGGTAAAATAACAGCATCCGGCCGGCGACAAAGCGCTAATTCTCCCATGAGATAGCCAATTCGATACACTCTCGCGCCGCCGGCCATATGCTATTATTACCGGCGAAAACAACATGATACGACGATGGACACCAGACGAAATCCAATACCTGCGGGAAAATTACCAGCAAAAAATGGATGCTGAACTCGCCGTATATTTAGATCGGCCGCTCCACGGTATTAAAAATCAAAAAATAAAACAGGGCTTACGCCTGACCAAGGCCGAGGCCGTGCGCCGACGTACAGAGGCCCAGGCCGCCAAATATGCCGAGACATTTATAATCTGGACACCAGAACAGGACCAATTCCTGCGCGAAAATTACCCGAAATTCACCGCGAAGGAAATGTCACAAAAGATGAGCCGCAGCCACGCGTCCATCAAGGGCAGAGTGGCCAAGCTTAAAATCACACTGCCGAAAAGAATTCGCCGGAAACGCCAGGAAGTCAGTCGCTTCCAAATAGGCCAGCCCGCCTGGAACAAAGGCATCAAAGGCCTGCATTTCAGTCCGGACACCGAATTCAAAAAGGGCTGCCGCCCGGCAAACACCCGGCACGACGGCGACCTTTCAGTTCGCACTGATTCCAGCGGAATCAAATACGTTTACATCCGCATCGCCCTGGGTGAATGGGTGCTCTTCCATCGCTGGATTTGGGAAAAAAATCGCGGGGCAATTCCGGAAAGCCACGTCATCCGTTTCGTCAATGGTGACAGCAGCGACTGCCGTCTGATAAACTTTGAAATGATTACCTGCAGGGAGCATGTCGGCAAAAACCACAACCGCGAGAAAGCCAGCGCAGCCATGAAACAAGTATGGGCGGCCGGCACCTTTTACGAAAAAGACTCCTACGTTGCCGCCACACTGGCCCCGCGCGACAAGGAACTGCGGGTAGAATATTTAAAAAACCCTGAACTAATAAAAACCAAAAGATTGCAATTGAAACTAAGGAGGGCCATAAAGGATGTCGCTACAGCAGACACTGAATAACATGGTTGGCTTGCCATACCTGGTCAACACCCACGAACACATAATCATTCGGGTAAAAGTAGACGGAGACACCGTCCATATCATCACCGACAAAGACTGGTTTAAATTTGACATCGAAGAAGCCCCCGACAAAATCAAGGGCTTCCTCCCCATGGATAAAGAAGTTGAAACCTCCGACATCATGACTTTGCCGAAATTATCGGACAACAAAGACCTTACAAGTATCGTCATGGAGCAAATCCAAATGGTCCGCAAAGACCCGGCACACATCCCGGTGGCCAAGGCCGTAAGCGGCTGCATCCAAACACTGTTGAATATGACCAAGCTCCAGCTACAAATTGAAAAATACAAAATAAATAAATGATTCACAGGCCCGGGAATGCCGATCTCCGCATCGGCAGTTAGCCTTTTCTTTAAAAAAAGGCCATAACCCACAACGGCAATACATCCGCCTAAAACCATCAACATTAGACCAATAATGTTAACCTTAAAGAGAGGAAAACCCATTGATTAACTGGAAAACAATTGAACACGACACCCCCGGTAAAAACGAACCGATCACAACGTGGGTTGCTACAAATATAAGTCAAGTTGACTTAACAGTTCAGCGATTCCTGGTGAATGAAAAAGATATGGACGACGGCTGGAATGGATACGTAATGAACTGCCCACCAATGTACACGCGCAGTTATTTAAGCAGCGGAAATCAGTTTGATGCTAAACACGAAGCGTTGGACAATTTGAAAAGAGGCTTGAAAGCTACTATCGAAGAAATAGATTCGCTGGTAGCGTAAAATTAATTCAAAGGGTAATTTTTATGAGTAATCAACTTGATCTTGGTTTTGATGCGGAATTTAAAGAAAAGGCCCGCCAGGCCAGATTTGCCAAACAGCGGAATGACTGGAAAATCTGCTGGGATTGGGATGGACCGGAAGTTGGCCAACCGCTCGAAGTAGGCTCCTGTTGCGTCAAAGATGTATGTGGCGTTAGGAGTTTTTGGTATATGGCCCCGTGTATCGCCGAAAACCAGCTTTCGCCAGATAAATGGCTGGTACGGGTGCAGTATTATGATACAGACCCGGAACATTGCCGACGCCACAATGGAATAAAACTAATTTTAGAGACTGATGAAATTTGGCCCCCAGTGCGCCATTTGACTAATCATAGGTGCACCGTTTAACCCTGAGCCCGCGCCATCATATCAACCCACCATCCCGATCATCCTTAGAATACGGCGCATCATACGGCGTTTCCCGATCCCATTTATCCCGAACATCCTTATCCGTCTCCCACAGCGGAATCCGAATACACATACAATTATGCACCGCAAACCCCTGCGCCACGTAACTTTCGTCACCGTCCACGCTTAAATTGTACACCGTGATCGCCGTGCGCTGTTCCCGCTCGATACGCGCCACCGGCACATCCATAAACTCAATCGCCCCGGCATGATTCCGAATCAGCTCAGCCACCTGCATCGGCGCCGAATGCCAATCCTTTTCCGAAACGTGAATCACCCGATACCCTTCCGCCGTCAACTCCGCATCACGGGCCGCGTCCTGCGCCTGCCGGTTTTTATGCCAATAAGAACCATCATACTCCACAATAATCTTATAATCCGGAATACAGATATCCGCGTACCGCGTCGTCCGTGCCGTCACAATTGGCAGTTCCAATACCGCACTCGGCCAAAACCGCTTAACCTCCCAGAACACCCGTATTTGCGCCTGAGACGTCCGAATCCGACGGGCGCCAGGATGGTTCCGACAATACCGCCGCAATGACACCGACACCCGCTTTCGATTCGCAGCCGCCGCTTCCGGATGCGCCGTCCGCCAATGCAGCTGCATACTTCGCGCATAGCCCGGATTGCCACGATGAAACCGGCTCAGGCTGATTGACATCTTTATCCGCTCACCCGCCCGCGTATACCGCCGCCGCTGACTTTTCGCCATCCGTTGCCGCGTTACCGATGACGTTTCCGCGTGTTCTTCCCGCGTCACCTGGCTTTCGCATGCCTGACTGCAAAACCCAACCTCAGTCCCGGCATTCCCTTTCCAGCGTGAATACGGAATCAACTTACCGCACTTCCGACAGCGCGTGGCCAGCACCCGCACCTTATCCCCAATATGAATATTCTCGGCCGGTTTCCATTGCCCGTTCACCAGCGCCTCATGATTCGGCGTCAACTTCACCGTCACCGCCCGCGGCACCGCATCCGCCCGATAGGGTTCAAGCACATACGCCACCCCCACCAGCGTCTGATTATAGGCGGAATTCACGTGCTTCTCCGTCACCACTCGATATTTTCCCTGATGCGTCAGCACCAAATCCCCAACCGCAATTTCGCGAATCTGCCGCCACCCATCCGGCGTTTTTACTTTTGTATAAGACGGCACGCAATGCGGATGCGTATGCGTCACCGGCTGCGGCCCTTCACCCAACTTCCAGACCCGCCCCTCAAACTGATCGCATATCTCACACGCCCCGGCCGCGATACTCCATTCCTCAAAATTCACCTCAGCCGCACGGGATTGCAAATCAAACGCCGAATTAATCATCAACGTGCTTTCGGACCGGGCAATCCGATTCCAATACCACATCTTGCCCTCACCCACCTGCTTCCGCATGGCCCGCCCCGCCTGCAGCACACTTTTCTTGCCCTTAGCCATATCCAGCAACGTCTGGTGAAATCCCTCGCGCCATGAGGACTGTATCTCCGCCCGAATCCGAGACGCACCAACATCATACGCCGCACGGAAATACACATTATCCTGCTGCACCAACAGCCGCATCGCGTCAATTTCATCGTCCGTCATATCCGGCAGCTTATGCGCCTTCAACAGATTGACCGTCTCTGAAATTCCCACCGTGAACGACAAAAACATGTAGAAATTCCCACCGTGAACGACAAAAACATGTATTGCATCAATACCGCCGCCGGCACAACCGCCTGTTTCTGTTCCAGCTCACGCGTACCCAGAATATCCTCTTCCAAATCCAAAACGGCCGCGTCATAGCCCCGCTGAGCGGCTTTATTATAAACAAAAACGCGATCATCGTAACCGGGCACCGGTTCGCCAATCGCGTCAGCTCGCAACTCGTCCAGCGACGGCAAGTCCAGCACCTCAATCAGCCGCAGCTCAAACGCCTCAACCTTCTCAAATATCGCGTTAAAACAGTCCTTATTAATCTTCCGAATCTTTGGCCAGCGATGTTTCCGCCCGGCCTGTTCCAGTTCCCACGCTGTCGGGTCCGTCGCATGTTTGCAGGCGATCGGCTTTTCCGGAATCAGCCCCTGCGTCAAGCTCAGTAATCGTAGTCCGGCTTCCCCCATAGAATCCATCAGTCTACTCCGTCAGTAAATTATGTGCATTTTTTGCCGCAAATCGGGCATACGCCCGCCTCCGCAAGTCTTCAATCATCTCGTTCGTATTCATCGACAATTTAGCCGGCAGAATTTTTTTTCGTTGTAAATCTTCAACAACCTCGGCCGCCGACACCAGTCGTTCGTATTCATCGACAATTTAGCCGGCAGAATTTTTTTTCGTTGTAAATCTTCAATAACCTGAGCCGCCGACACCAGGCCACAATCCAGCAACCAGACCGCACTCGCGATCTCTTTATTCGCCGCCTGTGAATTATAAAGCCGCGCCTTAGCTGTTTCAACCGCATCCTGCAGGCCGATTTCATCCCAGACAATCTTGAATTTCGTCCCGGCATACCCGGCAAAATTCAGCGCATACCAGATAATCCGGTCAATCGCCGGCTCCGTTGCCGTCCGATACCCCGTAATCGACTTAGCCAGCATCTTCCGCTGTTCCGTCGTCATCCGTTCAGAGGTGGACCATGAAAAACCAAAGAACGCCGGTGGTATCTCCGTCTTAGCCGCGAACATCTCCAAAATAGTCCGCATCGGCACTTCCAAGGGCATCACATCCGCGTCCGCACCCAAAGTACTTATTTTAACAGTTCCACCCGGAGGCGCCACCGTATGCAGGTCCGTCATCTTTCCCATGCGCCGCTTCTGCATCAGTGCTTTTGTAGAAGCCTTCAATTTGTCCGACACCTGACCGGCAATTTCGTATGATTTCTTCATCCCCTCAATCGGATTATTTATCGGAAAATTTCCCGGCTCAACCACCAGGAAGAACGACGGATCCCCCACCTTCTGCAGCTGATTATCAATAGTTTTTATTATCCGCTGAAACACATTACCCACGAACGGCAATCCATAGAACAACGACGTTCCGGATGGCTGACCATTGCGTTTGTCTGGTGCCACCTGGTACACAAACTCCGGCCGGTCAAACGGCTTCACCCGCACCGCCCCGCGTTGAATAGAACCCAGCACCCAGCGGCCATCCACCTTCGCGAACCCCACCCGCTCCGAATTCGCATTCAGCAACCGATCCACGCCATTTTCCAGCGCCGTCGGCACCAGCTCCACAAAGCCGTTCCCCTGCTCCAGCCCTGAATCAATCGCCTGCGTCACCACATTGTGCATCCCGAAATTCAAATCATTCACCAGCACCGTGCGCAAAAAGTCATCAACGAATTCCTGAGCCCGCGTATTCCCATCGCAATCAATCGAAAACGTCCCCACCAGGCGCTTAATCTTATTCACCCCAACATCTAAAATTGGCACCGACTCCCGCAGCACCCGAAACACCCGCCCCCGCACCCCGTTTGCCTTCAGCGCGCCATCCACTTAATCTTATTCACGCCCACATCCAGAATCGGCACCGACTCCCGCAGCACCCGAAACACCCGCCCCCGCACCGCGTTCGCATTCAGCGCGCCATCCACACCAAAAATCTCTTCCAGCGGAGTTTCCCACGCCTTCGTCTGTGGCCCCAGCCCACCAGAACCCGCACTACTCGCGGCCTGTCGTCCTGCCGGAATTATCATCCCTGATACCCCTCGTCCTTTGAAATATCGTTTACATGCACAATATCCGCGACACCCTTGCACGTGTCAACATCATGCAGCAAAATATGGCCACCAAGCGGATCAAAACACTGACAGCCGCACCTGGGACACACCCTCGGCGTTATCCCCGCTTTTTTCTGTAATTTTTTAAGTTTTTTATTCACAGCCATCCCCCGACAAACAAAAAAAGCCCGACAATCACTTTCGATTGCCGAGCTTCACTGGTCTGATTAGCCCGCTCTATTTTTCCCCCAAATCCCCCTTTGAAGGGGGTGGCTCCACGCAGTGGAGACGGGGGATGTTCTGTTCAGTTTTTATTATCCGTACCAACCCCAGCCACTACAACTTCACCTCGCGTGACTTGAATCGCAACGGATCTAAATACCGTATCCCCCAGGCCAAATCCTTCGCCCGGTTCGGACTATCCTGCCGCGCCCACCTGGAATTCAACATCTCGGCCGCCGCCAACTGATAATTACCCGCCTTCAACGCCGCTATCGTCTTCTTAAACCCCAGAAAACCCGCCATACCCATCTGATAAATCATTTCAACCACCACCGCACTCACCGCAATCGGCTGAGCATGCAGCCACCGGTAGCGGCGCAAAACAATACGGACAATCCGCAATACCAGCACCCGAACCAGCGCCTCAGACACATCCACCGACAACCGTCCATCCACTGCCAGCCCCAAATGCTTCAGCGTCGTCAAACGAACCCCATGCCCAACCGTCGGATACCCGTTCGGGCAACTATACACCCACGAGCGAAACCCCTCATGTCGCAAAATACTGGGGATAACCATCATCAGAATCACCTCTTCCGATTCCGGATTCACGCCAATACTTGTTCCATCTTCCGCCCTCATGATAGCACCCCAAACACATCAGCCAGCCCCAGCAGCGCAAAAAGCACAACCCCGGACAGCAGCAACCAATTCCGGAAACGTTCCACGGCCTTCAACTGTTCTTTTTCATACACCGCGTCCATACTAAAATAAACCCGGTCATACCAGGCCCACACCAGCGGCAGAATCGCCGCCCACGCCAACATCAGAATAAAAAACCGCATTAACTCCACCGCGCGCCCTCCTTCTATCACCCTAAATCAATCAACATTAGTCACGTAAAGTTGATTGATTATTACATTTAAACTCAAATAAAATATCCGCGCCCAATAGCCAGGACGCCACCCGAATCAACGGCGCGACAAATAACAGGCGCAATTTGAACCAACGAATACCCGTCACATTCAACGTTCCTACCAGTTTTTGTCGTTTCATTAACTCCCTTACGCTTCTATCTATTTTAATCCAGGCCATATTTTATTGCCCCGTTAGTATTAGTGTTTTCCCCTGGGAATGCCGATCTCCGTATCGGCAGCTCTTATCTCTTTCCTTTCTCTTTCTTTTCTCTTTTCCCAACCCAACCACCCACAAAAAAAACCGGGCCGCACCTCAAGATACAACCCGGCTTTCATCACATCAGGCGGGCAGCCTGTCATTCTTAAAAAGATATCGCCGCTCCACCCGGCTCACGTCCTGTGTATCCGGATTACGGTGAAGCGTCTGCCAATCCTTAGCCTGCAATATCTCCTGGAGATCCCCCGATACCGGCACGCTCTCCAAAACCTCAACTTGTTTTATTTCTGA